CGTTTCACCGTAATAAATAACTTGATATTTTTCAGAATTTTTTAACGGATGTCCGATTTCTTTCGCAATTCTTTCTCCAACGCGTCTTGTTATTTCATCATGATGATGATCAACCCAATGATTAGAGCCTGTTCTTCCAGCAGAAATCATACCCGTATTATTATCTGATACATACGCCCTCTGTAAATTATCTTTACTTATTGCTATAAAATGATCGCATTCTTCGTCTGTTAAATAATTATCAATAGTAAATACAAGAGGTTCTTTGCTATATACAGTTCTTTTAGAGCCTTTTTCTGTATTTGTCTCACCGTCTACATCGGTCTCATTTACCACCCCCAGAGTTTCTACCACATCCTCTCCCAGAGTTTCTACCACATCCTCTCCCAGAGTTTCTACCACATCCTCTCCCAGAGTTTCTACCACATCCTCTCCCAGAGTTTCTACCACATCCTCTACCAGAGTTTCTACCACATCTCCCCTACATGACAAATTATCATGTACAACAGAGTCTATTAGTTCTTCAATATTGTCGATGTTTTTTCTAGAGGTGTCTTCAATATTGGAAGGTTCAGTTTGTGAGATTTCTTTCAATGAAATATTCATTATACTGATAATAATTTGTTATATTTAACTTATTTTTATGTTAAATATAAAATTGAATGTTTTATTATTATATAACTTATGGTATAATAATAACAATGAAATTAGATAAAATAAAGAGTATACTTAAAAGTAATAGCATGTTAAAATTTGCATTAGTTGCATTAGGCATTGCAACATCACATTATCTATTAATTCATGCATATATATCTATGTGTGTAGGAACAGGTTTTTGGGGATTACTTACATCTGTTATCCACTTAGGCTCACCTGTTTGCCAATTTATAAATTATGTCCAATTTGAATTGTCTAAATATTATATTACTGCCTGGGCTGCAGCCGCTGTTTCCTTTATTGCATGGTTAATTGGGAAAATTAGTGATTAAGTTTATCCACAATATCCTGAACGAATCCAGTTATGATACAAGAAACAAATGAAAAAACGGCAATAACGCCTATAATTAATTTATTTTGCTTCCAATTGGGAAACGAAATACCTAAAGTACCCTTTTTTCCTATATTATAATGAATCAATGCTTCTATATAGAAAAATCCGATAGTTACAAAAAATTGTATAAAATTAAAATGATGCATTTAATATTAAGTTAGATTTAAATATTATTTTTTTCTTTTTGTTCTTCTTTTTCTTTTTTTTTTCCTTTTCTTAATGGTTTTTATTTTTCTTCTTTTTCTTCGTCGTTTTTGCGATCTCTTTCTTTTAAATGTTTTTCTTTTTTTTATAGTTTTTCGTATTCTACCTCCCCTTTTAACACCTATCTCTTTTAAAAATATATTTTTTAAATTTATTAATTTATTTTTTTTAGTAAAAGTATTATCAGTTTTTTTGGGTATTTTTTTTGAAAGTTTTAGTTCATTATCTTTCAACCATTTTGCAAAACCTCTCTTAATTTTTACCCTTTGTGAAAGTGTAAATGCTACTCTTGCTTGAATTCTTTTACTTTTTCTTAATTTTGACCTTAAATTTTCTTGTCTAAATCTAGTACCTGAAACAATGGTTCCCTGTACAAGTCCAGGAACAGCATTTAAATTAGGGAAGTTGATTACCCTATCAGTTTGGAGTGATCTATTAAAATTTATTTTTCCAGTCGCAACATCTTTTGGTAACAATGTTGCTGGAGATATAACTATTGTGTTTTTAATACTCTTTTTTCCATTACTTTCGTCCCAATATCCAGCGGCGGCTCTACTATTAACTGAATTTTCTTCAGAAAATAACAGCATAAATATATTTCTATACGCAGACGGTCTATCACATGCAAGCATTATACGTAAAGAATCTCCATCTTCAGTGTATGGCAATACAACATTATTACCAGCACTATCTTGTCCTGCAATTTTTACTTCATCAGGTAATCCTGCTCCAAATTTTGCACTTGCTGTATGTTCTTGTCCATAATCTCCAATGCTTTTTTTAACACACATATTAGTAATTGTTTCCATATTTTCTTTAAAAAAATCACTTAATATTTCCCGGGGTGAAGAATTCTTACTAGAAGAAGGTGTCGATGCTCTCATTACGAATTGACTAATATCCTTATTCATATTTTTTAATAAATGATAGTATGTAGTTACTGCTCCTAGAGGAGAACCTTTAAGGTCATTTTTTTCACCCATATCTCCTACAATAATGGATGGTATTCCCGGTATAGATAGTACAGCAGATATAAAATAATTATCTCTGGTGACGGATTTTGACATATTTACTATATATGAGTACGTATTTCCTATAGCATCTTCTGCTTCAACCCCCATTTCTAAATCATAATTATGTGAACGCAAAAATGTCTTGTCAGCCATTTTTGATGTTGTAACTGAACATAATGGTTGATTGTCAGCAATAGATGTTATTGGACAAAATTGTGCTTCTCTTATATTTTCACCCGATAAATTAAAAAAATCAAATCTAGACTGATTCATTTTTTGTTCAGATGGATAAATTTTTGCAGCATTATTAATTACATAAGCATTTCTATTATTCGATTTAGTTTCCCCTTCTGTAAATGGTTTAGGTAAAGGATAAGTTGTTGTAATTGTCGGAATATCTTTTTTTACAAACCCGGGCAATTTCATTATATCACTGTCGCCCATATAGAATACAAATTCTGGTAGAAGTTTTTGTAATACAATATTAAAAGAGTATTGTAACACGTCATCTTCTGTACCACTTGTTAACCATTCTGGTGATGTAACATATGATGTGAATCCTTTATATGCATCAGGAGTATCTTCATAAAAATCAAACATAAATCCAAACCATTTTGTCCTATTTATTTGTATAAATTTTTTTATCTCATCAGGAATTTCATCATTAGATGAAATACCAAAATGATTGTTTATTTTTTTTATTTCTGTGGGATTTTTTCCTCTAGACCAATGATTTGTTTTTTTAACATACTTTATGTTTCTTTTAGTTTTATCAATAGTTAGATATAGTGCATTTAATAGTTTACTATGAGTAATTTCGGAAGGTGAACATCTTAAATATAAAATTAGAACTTGGATATTAAGTAAAATACGTCTTGCAATTAGTTTTCTTAATTCTAATGGAGCACCCCCTACATCCTTTGTCATCAATTCGCTATAATCCGATGGACATATTTTGTCCCAGTTTATTCCTCCCCTCATTGATGCATCGTAATAACCTTGGTTTGTAAAGGTTTGTTTCATTCCTTCACCGTTAAAAATAGATATAAATTTAGGTTTTCTGCCACTATAACTTGAAAAAAATTTTTTATACGTTTTATCTACAAGGGCAGTTGTTTTTGTATTAATAATAGGAAAATACCCATGGCTTTTAATTCCAGAAATACATTTCATCAAAGAAAGACTATTTTCAATTATAGTTTTACCTAGTAATTTATTTAATCCAATAAACGCTTTCTGCTCTTTTTCTTTTTGATCTTGGCTTTTTTTCTTACCCCCACCTCTTAAACCATATACATGTTTAATACTTTTAAATGCGTCTAAAATCATAGAAAATTTAGCGGTAGCAAAATCTTTATAATTATCTTTAAATTTATCTGGATGAGAATATAATACTACGAATCTAAATAGATTATTCAAACTTGTTTGAATTGACATAATGTCACTACCTTTTAAGGAACCCCAAACAGACTCATATAAGTCTCTATATTTTGTTTCTTTATCATCATTGTAGTTAATATTTTTATTTTTTAATTCCGAAAAATATGTATCTATTAACATAATGTATTTTTCATCTTTATTAAAAAAATCATAATCTTTTTCAGGTGTAAAATCATCACTGTTGCGAATTTCATTTTCATATAGATAATAAAACATGTTTGTCATAGTTTCTTGACTTTTTTCAGCAATTTCAAAAAGAACCCATTCATCTGTGATGGGGTTAAATAAATATGGATGGACTGGGTCTTTTTTATTAATAGGATGTGATATTATATTTTCTAATAAGATTTTTTTTGTAAAATTATATAATCCAACATTATTTATTTCATTTCCAATTAATTGTTTATGTGTGGATGAACTGGATTGTTTTTGTTCTGGCGAAGAAGTTGCCACTTCGGATGATGGTATTTCGGATTTTAATGAAGATAATGTTAACAGTTCGTCGTTTTTTCGTGTTTCCCACTCTTTAATAATACTGGTCATCTCCGTTATTTCTTTTGCAATAGTGGTACCCTTTAGATTTCCTCGATGAAGATCACCACTGTTCATCATATTAATCCCAAATTTACCAAATATATTTTCACACATCTTTGTTTTGTTCAAATTATTTATGCTCATATCTAAATTATCTCCTAACATAGTTTTTTCATTGAGTAACCCATCCTCTCCACTATTTTCTGTTACTTTTGAGTCAATTTGAGAACTACCTTCATCGAAAAAAATATCATCTGGATCATCATTTTCCTCTGTTAGATTTAGAGATAGATATTCATTAATATCAGAAGTTGATTCAACCATATCGCTAATAGTTTCTGAAAAAAAACAACTAACTAAAAGTTCTGAAAGTGCTTTAAAATTTCTCTTCATACCTCCTTTAATAAATTCCTTTATATGCTTTTCTTCATTTTTAACAATATTTAGATCTTCTGTCTCTTCTTTAGACAATGACTCAACACCTCCAATTGTTATTTTATCAAAAATAATTTTACTTTTTTCAATATGACTGTTTAATGATGCTTCTAACCTATGAAAACTATATTTCGTATATTCTGTTAGATCAATATTAACCCATGAAGCAATAGATTTTTCTGTGAATTCTGTTAAATCACCTGCTTTACCTTTTATGGTTAAATTTTGCGATATATCCAATCCTCCTCCTCCTTTTTGTCGTTTACCTCCTCCATTGATTGGAGAAAATGCATCAAAGTTCCCAAATGCTTGTCCTACGGCTGTTTTTTTTTTCTTTTTGTATTTTGCAATAATAGAAATTAATTTATTTATTTGGTCAATTATGGTTTGTTCTTTTGATGTTCGTTTAGTATTTATTCAGAAATCATGCATATAATCATGTCCAAAAATATTTATTATCATCCATTTAAATGCTGATAAATCTTTCATATTTATATATTTAATAGGTGCAGATGATGCAGATGTAGATGGTAATTTGGTCGACATATATATATATATATTGAACTATTATTATTTCTAAATAATCATTATTTTATTTGATTAAATAAATCTATTTATAGTATAAAATGATAGACAATATATATAACGATTATCTTTTAGATGCTCCTGGAAGCAAAATCGATATAAAGGTTTTAAATAATTCGTTAAAAAATAATAATACACCATATACTAATTATATTAAAAACAACTGGGGAGCAAATACTAAAATTCCTGAAATATTAAATGATAAACATGTATTATATTTATATCATTCAGATTATTTATCATCTGTAACCGAATTAAAATCTTTTAGAGAAACATCTATTGGTGGAAACTTTACTATTTTTCTAGAAGAAATTAATCCTACAATCCATGATTTTATTTATATTAAACAGAAAATTTTAGAACATACAAATAAAAATAAAATTAGGTATGTATTGTTATTTGGATCTGTTGAAGAAGTACCTACTGTTATGTTAAAATTACCTAGTGATTGGGAATATTCTACAACGTTCAATAGTAATAGTTCTTCCGCGTCCAGTGATATTTATTATGGACATTTCGGTAATAGGGAAATGAAGGTTATTGTAGGTAGATTAACCCCTGGAGATAATAGATATTCTTATTGGGGTTCAAATACTAATAATAATCTTACAAAAACTGAAAAACAGAAAAATATTAAAAATCAAGTTGATAAAATTAAAAATTATACAACAATCTGTAAAAATACATCTAATAATTTATCTCTCCGTAATGATTCCAATTGGACTAAAAAAATTTTAGGAATAGCAAGCAATGATGGTGGCGGGGATTATGGGTTAGACGGATTGTCTGATAATCAATATATGCGTAACGAGTTGGCCAAATTTAAAGAAATGGGGTGTACATATACTGAACTTTTTGATAGTTATATTGGAGGAACTTCAGATACTTCCTCTCTAAATACCTATGACAGATATGGAAACCCCTCTAAATATGATCTTGTTAATTCTATAAATAAGGGAGCATCATTACTGTTATATGTAGGTCATGCAAACGAAACACAACTTTCTACAACCGGATTTTCTGTTTTAGATTCTTCTTTTTTATCAAATACTAATAAGTTATTTTTAGGCTGCGTTGTCGGTTGCTCATTAGGTTCTCATGATGAGAATTTCATGTCCCTATCAGAAGAATTTCAAACCCTTAAAGACAAGGGTTCCATAGCAATGTTTTCCTCTAGTATATTGCAATCATGGACATCCCCTATGATGATGCAAAGACAATTAAATAAAACTATAATCGATTCTGTTTCTGAATTAACAATTGGAGAGATTTTTGAAAAAAGTGTAAATAATCCTGACTTCAATAATAATATTGATTATTTTTATTATCAATTATTGGGAGATCCATGTACTCCATTTATTTTAACAATACCTGATATAAGACGTAAATTTTAGGCATTATATTTAATATTTCAAATTATATATAATGGATGACCTAAACCATGATGGATGTAGAACATTAGTAGATTTAAATATCATGTTAAAAAATTGGTCCAATGAACTTGTAGAAGTCAATAACCAATTGAAACTAAACTGGGGTATAAAAACAAATCATAAGGCTATTTTTGTTTGCAAACGAGGAGGATTATCTACAAATCCTGGCACTATTTTAAATCCCGTAAAAACTTTAGAAGAAGCACAAGCATTAGCATCAGATGGCGACACGGTATTTATTAGGGGACAAGTAGGATTTAATGAACATTATTTTGATGAAACAACCATTACAAAAAAAGTCACAATTAAAAAATATGCAAACGAAAATCCTATATTAGACGGAACAAAATCTATAAGTGAATTGAAGTTTGATATTAGCACAAATTGGGAAACAGAAACAAAAACAATAATTAAAGATGATAATACATCTACATCGGTAACATTACATAAAATAAAGTTAAAGGCTGGGACGAGAATTTGGCAATGTTTTCATAATAGAGAAGAAGTTATAAATGCACGATATCCTAGTGCCCAATGGAATGACGAAAGTGTTTATGCTATTAACTCAGATGAAAGACCTACAAAATGGTGTTGGGGGTATAATAAAGATGAATCACCATATGATGTTTATAATAAAGGAGAAATAATTGATCATCCACACGATAATATAGATCTACGAACTTTTGTAGATAAGCAACTTAATTTAAATTCAAGTTTCACGG